ATTCCCTGTGGTAAGTGTATCGGATGCCGTCTTGCACATTCGCGACAATGGGCGGTTCGATGTGTTCATGAGGCTTCTTTGCATGATCGTAATTGTTTTTTGACTTTAACATTTGATGATGTGCATCTTCCTTCTTCCGGATCTGTGAATGTTCGTGATGTTCAACTTTTCTTGAAGCGCCTTCGGAAGGCTTTGTCTTATCAGAATATTAAGGTTCGTTTCTTTGCTTGCGGTGAATATGGTGATAAAAATTTGCGACCTCATTATCATCTTATCTTATTTGGCTTTGATTTTTCTGATGATCGCCAACTCTTACGACAAACGCCTTACGGCCCGCTTTATATTTCAGATTTTTTGTTTCGTCTTTGGCCTTATGGCTTCCATACCATTGGTAATGTTACTTTTAAAAGCTGCGCTTATGTAGCGCGATACGTAACTAAAAAAGTGTATGGCAAGGATGCCCCAGCGCATTATCAGGGACGTACTCCCGAATTTGTAACAATGTCCAGGAAGCCTGGTATAGCCCATGATTGGATAGTTAAGTATTTTGACGATGTTTATAATTATGACAGGGTTGTTCTGCCGGATGGTATGATTACGCGTCCTCCTGCCTATTATGATGAATATTTGCATTTGACTGATTCCGAAAAGTTTGATATCCTTAAGGCACAAAGGAAGGCGACAGTTAAACATGAGTCGGTCACTCGCCTTCTGCAAAAAGAGCAACATCAATTGGAAGTTGCTAAAAAATTGATTCGACCGATAGAAGGAGTATGAGAATGAAAACTATTTATGCCGTTTTTGATCGAAAAACTAGTTCTTGCGCACTTTGTAAAGAAGCTGTAAATATTGAAGAATTTGAGCGCTGGTTTGCGACTGTATTTCTTCGTGATTCTTCCATGTTTGCTCTTTATCCGGAAGATTATGATATTTATTCTATCTGCACTTTTGATGAAGAACATATGACTATTGAAGAATGTTCTGTTCCTTCTCTTATCACTTCTGTTGATGAGCTTTTCTCTATTTTTAAGCTTCCGCGTCCGACCTCTGAATCGCCTGGCGATTAGTTTTCTTCTCTTCGCCGTTTTTCTTTGCGGCAAGCCGTTAGCGTTTGCCCGACGTTAGCGGCTTTTCTTTTTTCCCCTTGTTAGCCATAGGGGTATGGGGGGAAATGCCGCGGTTTTCGTGATTTTGTCGCTATCGTATTAACTATTCATGATGTGCGGCAGGTTCCCCCCATTATTAGCCTGAGGTGATGTTATGTCATGTTCAAAGTACCTAGTTTTTTTAATCGCTTTATATTTGACGGTTTCGATCGTTGTGAGTATTGCCAATGCGTTTTGTTTCATATTGACGACTATGTCTCTGTATGCTTAAATTGTGGTGCTTGTTTTACTAGTAGTAATCTTAAACCTACTAGTCTATTTGAAGATACTTGTAGCGCGACTTCGCGCGGAAAGGAAGATCATGAAATTTAACTCTCGCTATTCCGTTACCGGCGAGAAGCCGGGTATTAAGTTTGATCAGCCTTCGCAGACGCTCCAGTCATTTAAAGACGACGCGGATATTAATTGCATTATTGCGCGTTTTGAAAATACCGGTGTTCTTGTGGATCCTACTGTCCCGGTTTCGCGTACTCCTCAGTTTGGTGATTATTCTGATATGCCGGATTATCAGACGGCGCAGAATGTCATAGTGGCGGCAAATAATGCGTTCTATGCTCTCTCTTCAAAAATTCGTGAACGTTTTGGAAATGATCCTGCCGCCTATTTCCAATTCGTTCAATCCCTGAAAGAAGGAAGTGATGATTATGCTGAAGCAGTTAGGCTTGGAATTATTGACAAACCTTTTGACCGTGGTCCTGAAGTACCTCCCGGATCTGTTGAAGGTTCCGGTAAAGAAGTAAATTCTTGACATTTACTAGCGGTAAAACGACGTCCGGCCAATTACACTACTTGATGTAATTGGCCGGAGTGACACCGCTAAACGGTTCATTCTTCACACTCTTTGAATAATTTGTGAATAATACAGCCTGTTGGCGAAGCCTTAGGGCGGTTATTCAGAAAGGATTGATAACATGAAGTCAGTCATGAAGCATTTATTTTCACAGATTCCTAGAGCTCAAATCTCGCGGTCTGTGTTTAATAGATCCCATGGTTGGAAATCTACATTTGATTCCGGCTACCTTGTGCCGTTTCTCGTAGATGAAGTTCTCCCTGGCGATTCGTACAAAGTGAAATTTAATTTCGTCTTTCTACTCCCGTTGTTCCGACTATGGACAATCTTTTTATTGATACGTTTTATTTCTTCGTTCCTTATCGGTTGCTTTGGAAGCATTGGGAACAGTTTAATGGCCAACAGGACTATCCTGGCGCGTCTACTGATTATCTTGTACCGCAAACTTCCGCCCCTGCTGATGGTGGTTTCCCGGTTGGCTCTCTTGAAGATTATTTCGGACTTCCGACTGGAGTGAAAGGTATTAAGGCTAACGAATTAGCCGCTCGTGCGTACGCTCTTATCTGGAACGAATGGTTTAGAGATGAAAATTTACAGAATCCGATCAACCTTTCTACATACTCTGAAATTTCAACCGCTTCTGGATTAGATGATGTTGGTCTTGGTGATGCTGGTCTTATTGGTTCACATAAACTTTTAAGACGTGGTAAACGTCATGATTATTTTACGTCCGCTCTCCCTTGGCCTCAGAAAGGCCCTGGCGTTGAGCTTCCGTTGTCTGGCAACGCTCCTGTAAAAGCTAATGGCGCACTTGCTTTTACTAATGGTTCTGATGTAGGTTATCTTGTATCTTCTGGTTCTGAAGATGGTCATTTAAACCGTGGTTCCATTGGCTGGTCTTATGGTTCTAATGTTATTGGTACTTCTGGCCGTTTTAAAGGTACTGGTTCTGATTCTGATGGTGTTATTCTTGGTCTGGCAGATAATTCTGGTGCTTATGCCGATTTATCTTCTGTGGCAGCTGCTACTATTAACTCGCTTCGTCAGGCTTTTCAGATTCAGAGGCTTTATGAACGCGATGCTCGTGGTGGTACTCGTTATACTGAAATCCTTCGCTCTCACTTTGGTGTTGTTTCTCCTGATTCTCGTTTGCAACGTCCTGAGTATCTTGGAGGTTCTGAGAGTCCTGTTATTATCAATCCTGTTATTCAGAACTCTGCTACTGGTTTAACAGGTTCTGAGACTCCGCAGGGCAACCTTGCCGCTTACGGTCTTGCTTCCAGTACTTCCGCTAGACATGGTTTTACAAAATCGTTTGTTGAGCATGGTATTATTATTGGTCTTCTTAATGTTCGTGCCGATCTTACTTACCAGCAGGGTATCCCGCGCATGTTCTCGCGTCGTACGAGGTTCGATTTCTATTGGCCGGTTCTCGCGCATCTTGGCGAGCAAGCTATTCTTAATAAAGAAATCTATGCTCAGGGTACTTCTCAGGATGATGATGTTTTCGGTTATCAGGAACGTTACGCCGAATATCGTTATTTCCCCTCTATGATTACTGGTAAGCTTCGCAGTACCGATCCTCAGTCTCTTGATGTTTGGCATCTCAGTCAGAAGTTTGATAGTCTTCCTACACTCTCCGCGCAGTTTATTGAGGATAATCCGCCGGTTTCTCGTATCCTTGCTGCGCAGAATGAACCTCAGTTTATTATAGATAGCTATATTGAAATGAAATGTGCTCGACCAATGCCGGTTTACGGCGTTCCTGGTCTTGTTGACCACTTCTAAATGAGGTGATTTTATGGGTTTTTTCGGTAAATTTGGTGGTGCTTTGATTGGCGCCGGTACTAGCTTGCTTGGCGGTATTCTTGCGAATAAGCAACAGCAGAAGCAGTTTAATGCTAATTACGAGCTTTCCCATGATCAGCTTTATAAACAACATCAGATTGAGGTTGCGGATTTAAAAGCTGCTGGCCTTAACCCTATTCTTTCTGCTAATGCTGGTAATTCTACTTTTTCTGCATCTTCTGGTGGTAGTTACGAGAATATAGGTGCTTCTGCTACTTCTGGTTATATGGCCGCCCAGCAAGCGAAAAATTTGCAAATGCAGAATGAGGCTATCCAGGCTAATATAGAAAAGACTCGTGCTGAGGCTATTAATGTATTACAGGATACAAAGCTTAAATCTGCCCAGACGTCCCAGGTTCAGGGTGAAACTACCCTTATTCCGCTTAAAGCTGATAATATTTCAGCTCTTACTGCTCAGGCAAAGCAACAGACACAGGTTTTTCAAATGCAGGTTAAAGTTGCTGATGCTAATATTAATAAAATTCTCCAGGATATCGAAAATAGTAAGCGTCTTACTGAAGCTCAGGTATCCGAGCTTGGTACACGTTCGGAAGCTAACCTTGCTCAAGCTGGTGCGGCTTCTGCGCTTGCCGCGAAGTCCTATGGTGAATTGGCTAGGCTCCAGCAGTTGACGCCTTATGAAATTGATAAATTGGCCGCTGGTACTGCGGAAAATTTGGCTAGTGCGGCTAATCTTGATGCATCTGCACAGCGTACTCTTGAGGATTCTATTCGTATTAAGCTCGCTAATGAACAGGAACAGTCTGTCCAGGATATTAAAACAGGTAATGCGCATCGTTTCGGTACGTCTATGGGTGAATTATTGCGTTGGATGCCGTTCAGCGCGTTGAAATGAAATGAAAGGAGTCTTTCCTATGAAACGTAGAAAGTTATCTCGGAAGAAGTCTCGTAAGATCTTTACTAAGGGTGCCGTAAACGTTAAAAAACGCAACCTTCGCGCTCGCCCAATGCGCGGTGGTTTCCGGATCTGATTATGGCTTGTTATCATCCGATCGACTGCTGGCGTGTTCCTGACGCCAGCTCGAAATCGGGTTATCGTATTGTGTTTGGTTCTCCTTTTTCGCCGCCTGAGCGTGGAGCTGAGCCT